TACTTACCCGCAACATAAGTTTTAGTATTTAAGAAATCAATCGCAGTAGAGTTAATCGTTAAAGAAGGTCTACTTGTTGATTCTACATACCATTCGTTAATACCCAAGTCGTTAAAAGACATGATAAACCTATTCTTCCTTTTTGGTTCGTAGGGTATCGGCATTTTCATTAATAAATCAGCCATATTATTTTGTTTTAAATTTTTCTTTTATTTTATTATAAATAGTCCCTATCGAAAATTTTTCTATTTACTTTAGGTTTTTTTTTATTCAAACTTGCTATAAGTCCAGTTTATAAATATTAATAGTTTTGCTTTTTACCACCATGTGTTGATATTGTTTGAATAATATTTTCTGGGTCTTTTGATAATTCATCTTTAACTTTTTCTAGATTTCTTAAATCATCATCTGAAAATCCTATTTTAGGAATAAAATTATTACTAATATCATCTTTAAACATTACTGGTTTTTTAAGTATATTTGCTAAATATTTTACATATTGTTGAAACTCTCTTAAAGCATCTACCTTTCCTTTTTCGGGACTTTGAGCGGAACCGTCTCCAAATGTTACAGGATAATACTTATTCATATCCATATAAGCATTTATAAGTTCTTTATCTTTCATATCTTCCTCACCCGCAAACTTTCTAAACTTTCTTAAATTTTTAACCAATTCTTTTTTAGATATTCCTCTAAAATTAGTTTCAATCATATTTTCGATAGCTCTACGTAAAGCCAATGGTGAATGTCCTCTTGCGGTAACAATTGAAAAGATTGAACCCCCATTAACCGCTTCAACAAAGTCTCCCCAAGCTGGTCCTTCTTTTGCCATCATCGCGTCGATAATGAACCTCTTATCCCCCTTGGTTCCAAAATTTCTGAACGGGTCGTCAGCAAATCCAACAACTGTTTTCTTTTTATATTCAAAAGGTTCAACTCCAACTTTCACACGATATTCCGCAAAGTCTTCTGTTGACATACCAACTTCTTCACCATCTTCAGTACGAAGTATTATTTGTGTTGGCATTGTAAGAATATTATCATCCCAGTCAAAAGCATAATACTTTAAATCGGGTGTAATTTCTTCTTCAAATTTTTCTACTAAAAACATTTTCATATCTATAAATATTATGTAAATAAAAAACCCCCACTTTCGTGAGGGTCTTTTTAAATTTAAGTTAATTAGATGTCTTCAAAAGACGCTCCTGTTGGTGTAATTAAGAACTCAATATCAATGAACTCTAATGCTTTAGTTGGTTTGATATAAATCTTACCTACTAATTGGTTAGCATCTAAGTCTTCAGGAGTATTTTGTACTGTTACACGGAAGTCATATAAACCTCTGTCTCTTCTAATAGCATCTAAGATTGGATTAACAGAGTCAAGGAATTGTTGTCTAACTGTATTATCATTTTGTTCAAACAACAATCTGATAGCCACCGCAGAAATCAATTTACGAGCTTGTAATAACAATCTTCTAACGTTAATTCTGTCTAATGCTGATTCAGCAATTTGAAGAGTTTTGTTACCCCAAATGACAGTTCCAACGTCGTTGAAAGTTGCGATTGGGTTAATTCTTCCTTTGTAAAGAGTGTCTCTATCTTCTTGAGTTAATCTCTTTCTAGCTCTAACCGCATTTACAATACCTCTTGTGTAACCCGCAGTTGCAAACCATGGGAACGCTATGTTATCAGTTAACGCTAAGTTTCTTGTAACTTCAGCAGTTGCTGGAATATAGATTTGAGTGTTATTTACTGTATCACGAGTAAGAACCCATGGATAGTAAGTTGCTGTGTAGTTAGAGTCAATTCCTGTTTGTTCTAAACTATCAACCGCTTCTTGTGGGTAAATTAAATTATCCATCGAAGTTGAGTTTTGTAATAGGTTAAAGTCAGGAGTTGTACAAACATAGATTGAATCCGCTCTTTCGTTTGTAATCATATCAATTGCAGATTCAACTAATCCACTATTATTAACATAATCAACACCAGGTGTTACAAGAACATTGATGTTTGTTACCTCAGGATTAGCAAAAGTTCTAATACCTAACAAGTATGCGTAATAGTCGGTGTTTGCGTAATCAATTGTGCCGTCTTCAATAGTGATAATTTTAAATGAACCCCATCCTGTTGATGTTGGATATGGTGCTTGTGGACAAAAACCAGCTCTAAATTTAGTCTGCCCAAGAGCGTAAGAATCATCATTTGTTCTTCTTTCATCGTAGATATCCCATCCGTCAAAACCACCTTGTACTAAGAAACTAAACTTTCTTGAGTATAGGAAGTAATATGGATTAGTTGAATCTGTTGGTTCAGAACTAAATGAACCATCACCAACTTCAAATTGTGTAACACCACTTACCGTTACAACAGTTGCCCCACTATCCATGTGGAAACCTTTTGTTGTGTTTGGCCAGTTGTTGTAACTACCTTCTTCACACAAATCACCAACAGGTCTTTGTTTTCCTTTATAGTCGAAGAAATCTGCGTCAACACCTACTGAAGATGAAATACCTAAATAAGTTCTTCTTTTATTATCACCAGGACTAGTTACTGCATTATCACCACCTGTAGAACTACCAAATGGAGGATTCGCAATTACTTCACCAGGGATTGCATAGTGTGTTTTATAGACAGGGAAAGGAGATGTACCATTAGTATAACTTCTTGTTATAAAACCTTCAAATCCACAAGGAAGAGCGTCTAACGGAGCTTCTTCATTCATTTCTAACATAATATATTTAGAAAGAATTGCGTATTCACCGTCGATAGAACCTACCTTCTTAGCCACAAAACTGTTATTTGTAGCATCTAATGTACAATTAGTGAATTTCTCAATAACTGATGGGTTAGCATCTGTATCATAGAAATCTCTAACTATCAAGTCAAATGTTCCATTGTTAAATGAGATATTTGCAATAGAAACCTTAACTTCTCTGTTTGCGGCATTTCCATCAGGAATGGTATAAACACGGAATAATTTATAAACTAAATTACCTCTAAGTTCAGAAACAACCCAAGGAGATGAAGGTGTTTGGTATCTCTCTAAATAGAAACCAGTTGTATCAGTATTTGTTGAAGTTCTTGCATCACCTAAAGAAATAAAATTATTAGCGTTTAATCCACGAATAAATCCTTGATTATATCCATAATCCAACATTGTTGAATATCTTTCTTCAACAAACAAAGGAACTTCAGTTCTGTCTTTAGCGAAATTTGACACACCAAACACACTACTAATATAGTTAGCTTGTGATGTTGCAAATGATGTCTCAAAACTAAACGTGTCGTTTTCATAAGTTCTACCTGAAATCAAGAAAGTAGCATAAGGATTTTGACTTATTCCTGAATAACTACCTGTACCAATCATTGTTACATCAGAAGTACCTGTCACTTGATATTGTGGTCCGTGTAAGGTTGATGAATATTGAGTAATACCTCTTGAACGTAAAGTTGCAACAACAAGATTGTTATATCCTGAATAACTTGTTCCCGAGAATCCGTAATAAAAACCTGATACCGTACCTGTAAATGAGCCTGCAACTCCGTAAGCGGTTCCCGATAAAGAAGAAACATTTGTGTAATATGAATTACCATAATATGCGTTACCGTTAGCGGGTGGAACAAAATTAGCATAGAACCAAGCGTCATTTGTACCCGAACAATAATCAATAGTTGTTGATGTAATACTATTAACACCAAATACATTAGTTGAAGCCGTTAATCCAGCAACAATATTTGCAGTTGCTTGAGTACCTGAAACTGGACCAAAATAATAAGCCGAAGTTCCTGATGTACTATTAGTAACTAAAATACTATGTAATTGTGTTTGTAAGTCGCCTAAAATTGTAGATGTTCCACCATCAAATTGTGTGTAACCATTAGTATAATATGTGTTTCCACTTATTACACTTGGAACCGCTGAGGTAAATTGTACAGATGTTGTTGAAGCAGTTGAACCTGTGAAATCAATAGAGAAAGATGTTCCTCCTGTTATTCCAACTGTACTGCAATTAACATTTGCAACTGTGGTTATTGACCAAGACGGTCCTGCATCATAACCTGATAGACCTAAAATTCTTGTTACATACAATTGGTTAGATTGTTGTAGATATGATTTAGCAATATATGCCGCCTCATATTTTGGGATTTGTGTATTCACAAATTTTTCAGGTAACGTACCTCCAAAATAAGTTTGGAATTCATCATAATTAGTGATGAATATAGGTTCAAATGCGGGACCCTTAAGAGTTTCACCCACAATACCTAAAGTAGTTACACCAACACTTTGTGAAACAAAAGATAAATCTCTCTCTGAGGTATAAACACCTGGAGAAACGAATACTTTGTTTGCTGTAGCCATTTTTTAATTTAATTGTTTAAAATTTATTTATTGATAAATATTCTATAAAACTTGAAAAACTATTGGTCTAAAGAACTATTTATTGATTAGTAAGAATAAAATCTTACTTTTTTCTACCTTGAAAATAAAGAACCTTAAGATATCTGAAGAATCACATTTGTTGTTAAAAAAACATTGCTTAAAACATGGATTGAAAATTCATAGGTTTATTGAAAAACTTATTGAATTAAATTGTTCGGAAAAAAAAGATATCTACGGAGAAAATTAAATCAGTATTGATTCAAGTTGGAAATTAGATTGTAAAGAATTATTTGTCTTAATAATCTGAATAGTTAAAACATCATTTGTATTAATCTGTATTTCTCCCGTAATAAGTTGTTGTATATCCGTCCCATAAAAAAGACCATTAATATACATTGAGTATGATGTTATATTTTCAGAATCAATTAGTTTAATATTTGTTGTATACTCAAATGTTTGGGTATACGCCGTAGTACCAACAGGAAATAAAATATCTAAAGGTATTCTATTAGGGTTTGGTGGTATTTTGTTAACTCTTCTTTTTGTTTTTCTTGGAGCAACTTCCATAAGTAATAAAGACCTACTTACCGCAGGTTTAACTTCAAATTCATTTTCATCAATTAAAAATCCTTGTAAAGTAAAAGAATAACTTTGGATATAATATCTACGTTTTTCTAAATCCATAACTGACTCGTCAGAAACTTCGTCAAGTTGTATTGGAATATAGTGACCTTTAATTTGTGTGTAAGCTTGTCTTGATGAAAATTTTTCAATTATAACCTGATTGAACTTATTTAATTCTCTCATTCTGTTACAAATAATTTTAACAGAATATTTTATATCAACAGGAACAGGTTGAGGTATTGTATAAATGTCCATACCTTTTCTTTGTCCATCCCATGTTGGAACTGCTGCGTAGTAATACTGTTTTCTGTTTGGGATATTATATTTTAATGACGGTATTGTCCCAAATTTAACTTCAGGAGTTCTTATTGTAGTAATAAATGGAGGTTGAACATTCTTGTCGATATTATTAAAATCCCAAGTTTGAGTAAATTGAGACCAGTTTTGAGTGGTCATCAATATATCCACAACTTTAATATCTTTACCTGAAACTGAAGTTCTCAAATCGTTTTTAACAAACTCTAAAAACCCACCATCTAAATCTTCATGTAATAATGATTTAGGCAAATATGTACCATCCCTATTGATATCCTCAAGAAGTTGTTCTCTTCGTTCATAACCAACAGGTGGGTATGTAAGTGGTAACTTTTTTTTAATTTTTGGTAATGCCATTATTTTTCTTCATTATTATTACCACATTTATGACAAATATATGGGTCGTTTCCTCCGTCAGATAAATCCCAAGACCATCCACAATTACAAATCACCCTACCATCTTGTATTGATTCAACAATCATTTTTAATTGTTCTTTAGAAATAATAATTTTCATTTTATAATCCTCTAAATTCGTTTTCCATAACAGGAGATGCGTTTATTGTTCTATAAAATGGTTTGTACCCTGCGTATGTATGCTTATTATCTGAAACAACACGACCATCATTATTAACTACATAATATCTCACTTGAGTTTCAGTTTCATAATATCCAATATAATCGCCAAGTTCTATGTCAATTTCTAATTCATCTAAATGTTTTTGATAAACTGAAATTCTTGCATTACCCGGTTCCATTTGATTAATCTTACTTGAACCAAGAAATTTATTTTCAGGGGCAACAATTTGTAGATAAGCTTTAAACTCAATAGGTGGTAAAAATTTAATACCATCAACGGAAGCCTCACCATACACATCATCAACATTTGTCTTCTGTTTGTCAACACGATATAGTACAAGAGTGAAGTTCATATCCCCTTCTAACCACTCTCTACCCATACTAATATCTAAGCTATAATCTTCCGCTCCGAAAAATTTACCTAATCTTGTTATTGGAACTATTCTATTTGACATATTGATAAATATTTCTTTTTTGATTATTATTATAGTTGTATAGTTAATTAAAATAATTTGACAACTTCTACAGGACATTTAAGTATTGAACAACAAGCAATATCCATTCTTGAAAATTATCAGGGGTCAAATAACTATATCCTTAAGTTAAAGAAACAAATTGAGTCAAATAAAAAGTATCTCCCAACGAGAGCTCAATGTGATTATGTGATTGACTTCAATTCAGTAGTTCCAAAAGTTGCTAAAAAATGGGTTGAGATTGACTCATACTTTTCTCAAAAACTTGTTGCCGACAATCCTTTTATTAAAGAACCTGATAAAATCTATGTTGAAAAGATTTTAATTGAGAAAGATAAATCATATCACATTTGGGGTAAGATTTTTAGTGGTGAGACTATTCACGATTTTTGGATACCTAAAGCTGCAGTTATTAAACAACACACCGAAAACTTGGTTGATGTTGATTACACAAAATATGAAAACCGACCACCACTTGCCCACCAAAAAGAAGCCATAGAAAAATTATTAAAAAACGATAAGTTCATTTTAGCCGATGACATGGGACTTGGTAAAACAACAAGTACCGTTATCGCTTCGTTAGAAAGTGGAGCTAATAAAGTATTAATTATTTGTCCAGCATCACTTAAGATAAATTGGGAAAGGGAAATTAGAAACTATACTGATAAAACAATTTACATATGTGAAGGTAAA